TCAAGTTCCTCGATTCCTGCTTTATTTTTTCTTACAGGCACTTCAGAACCCATGGCTAACTCTGCTCTACCACCTTCTTTAAATCCTTTTATTTTTAAAAACGCAGCTAAAGCTTCTTCGTCTTTAGGAAACTTACCTGGATTATTTAATATTTTATAAAGATTGGGCATTGTAAATTTTCTATCTTTACCACCTGTTTTTCCTAGTGTTCTAAATAAATAAGCTATGGCAGCTTTTGAAAAAGGAGATCCACCTCCACCAATACCGCCTTTATATTTATATCCACCAAAGCCAAAGTCTTGTTGTAATGGATCTATTTGTTTTACTTTTATATCAGGTTTATACTTACTCTTACGACCTGTTCCTCCAGCAAAACCTACACGTCCACCTTGGTTAAATGTTTTTTTTAACATGACTTTCATATTTTCAAAATCGTCATCTGTTGTAACTTGAAACTTATTACCTTTTGGATCTCCCACACCTAATATAAAATTAACTGCATCATCTTTAGATATAGTATCTTTAAAAACGGTATTTCCATCTGGATTGACGACATCTACTTTAACTTTACCTTTATCTATTTCAGCACCACCAAAAAATTTATCTCCTTGAAGTAAACCAGTGATTCCATAATCTATATCTCTTTGAGATATTTTAAAACCAGGGCCAACTTCTTCTTCAGTTGTTGTACCTCTTGCTCTTGGAAAAAGTTTTATACTTGGTGTTCCTTCGTTAAAACCTATTCTACCACCGTCAGCATAATTACCTCCTATGCCTCTTGTTCCAGCGTATCTTTCGTCATAAAGAGGAACATCATCTATTCTTTGTCTGTATTTTATTTTTTCTTCTATAATTGCTTTTTGTTCCTCTGGTTCTAATTTATTATACCACTCAGCTCCTGTATCTAAATCAGTTCCCATACCAGAAACAAATTTACTAAATTCAAATTTTGCTCTTTGTAATGCTTTAGAATAATTACCCTCTTCATCAAAAAAGAGATCTGCTATTTTTCCTATAATACCACTTCTTCCACCTTCATCATAACCTATTCTACCACCTTTAGCTAACTTCAATCCAAATTCTCTAAACAGATCTAATTTAATCTCTTTAATTTTATCATCATCTCCTGCAGCTTGTGCCTCTTCTAAAAGTTTAAATAGTTGTGAAGGTCTACTTCCTGTACCATAACCTATTCTGCCTCCATCTTTTTTACCACCAAAGAAGTTAGTTAAGTAACCTGCGTACTCTTCTTTCTTAGCAGCTTTAGTTGCCTCATCGTATTCTTCTTCAGTTCCTATATCCTCTCCAGCTTCATCAGCTATTTTTTTAGCATCCAAATATGTGAGACCAAAAGATCCTGCAGCAAGTAAAGCTGTCTTATCTAGTGAACCATCTTTGTTTGTAAATACAGCTTTTAATCCTTTTTTACCTGCTTCAACTGCAGCTTGTCCATAATCACCTGATTTAATTAAATCAAATATCTTAGGCTCCGATTTAATAACAACATCTTTTGTTACTTCAGTAATGCCAAAAGGTTCTGAAAATTGTTTATACTCTAAAGGACTAACATAAGATCCAGGATCCGCACCAGGAACAGGTTTACCTGCCATTGTTAATTCTCTTAAATCCATTCCTGTTTCAGCAATATTTTTACTTACAGCCTCAGCTGCTTTTTCATCAACCCCTATTGGTGTAACCTCTTTCACTGGTGCACTAGGTTTTGAAAATAATTTACCTAAACCTGTTTCTGTTCCAAGAGGAGAACTGAATCCTCCTTTAAACCCTTCAAGGCCACCTGTAAATGCTCCACCTTGAGTAAATGGATTTTGTTGAAATCCTGCACCACCTATATATCTAGCCGCTTGACCACCTCCATAAGTTAATGCTCCTCTTTTAAAAGCATCTCCTAAATTTCCTGTTTGATCAAAAGATCCTATACCTGCCATAGCTCCTGCCAACGCAGGGTTAAATGGTGCAACAAAAGGAGCAGCCTTAACAGCTACTTTTGAAATTTCATTAGGGATAACTTTTCTAATTGTTCGTCCTATCTTTTTTAAAAGTCCAAAACCTGTTCTACTACCCATTGGAATACCTGCATAATTACCACCACCAATGTTTCCTGAAGCGACATTCATTATTCCGCCGCCTTCTCGTAATTGTCTGTTCATTTTTGATCTAGATATTGCCATAATTTAGTTAAAGTTTAAGCAGGTAGAAATCCTGTAATTTTACACATTACTTGGTTTTTGGAAACAAATCAAGAGATGGCATGACTACTTTTACATCTCTTCTTATCTCTGTTTCAGGTATACCCTTATCTTTCCATTCCTCCTCTGTTTTGTATATTTCTCCTGTTTTTAGGTTAGAAATAGTGGTTATAATTTCTTTTGGTTTTAAAACTTGCATTATGCTGTTACCTCTCTTGGCTGTATTTCTAATATTGAGGCTATGACGTGTAGTTCGTTTGCGTCAGCAGCTTGTACTTTAAGTATCTCACTCTCCTCCATTACAAGAGGTTGGGTTAAAAGTTCTGTAGTTGCTTTAGATGCAATCGCTTTATCCTTAAATAGATTGAATATGGCACCACTAGAATTTACCAATGTTATAGTTATTGTAGATCCTGATCCAGCATCTTCTGATACCAACAATGATTTTATAACAGTGGTTGTAGCACTTGGCACCGTGTACAAAGTTGTATTATCTGTCGTAGTTAAATCTACTTTTTTATTTTTAAAACTATTAGCCATTAATTTAAAAAGAAGTTTTGTGCGTCTACCTCATCCTTTAGTTCTTGTTGAAATGTTGTGTTTAATTTTTGCACGATGGCATCAAGATCTCTTACTTGTGCATCAGCTACATCTTGTCTATATTCTTTACTTGGTCTTGTTAATATTTGAACTATCTTTGCCATTATCTTCTTCCATCAGGTTGTATGTCTAATCTGAATCCACCGAGTTTCCAATTTTGTGAAGATCCCGTGTTAGCTATCTTTAAAGACACAGCTCTTGCTCTAGCTCTTGTATCTACTTTAGTTGTGCTTGAAGTAATTGTAAAAGGACCGAGTGGAGAACTTGCTTGTGTGCTGTTTGGATAATTTCTTAAATTCAAAGTAACTTGTGTGTTACCTGTTTGTGATAAAAAATCTGGTACAAATCTTCTAACCTTCATTAAAAACTCACCATCTCCTCTAGTATCTGCAAGACCACTTTGAGTTCTTGTAATATCAAAATCTCCTGATTGTATATTAGCGGTTACAGCAGTTACGGCTGAGGCTGTGACTTGATCCGTGCCTGTCTCATGTTCGTAATATATCGTACAACCATCTGTATTACCAACAACATCATAAGATGTATTTGAGTCTGCATCATAATCTGTAGCATGTGGTTTACCAAAAACAGCAGAGTCTTGCCATGTTGTTCTATCTAGTGTGCCTGTTGTCCATATAGGTCTAGCAGGAACAGATTCTTGATAGTTATAAGTTACACATCTGTTTATTACAGTAGAATTTTCCGTGCAATAAAACCAATTAATCTCACCAAACAAATTGTTTAGTCCCGCGTTAATTAATTGTGATGCAGTCGTATTTAAATCATTGTAAACAAAATCTTCAACTAAACAAGTTAAGGTTTCAAGAGCACCAGCGTATTTAAAGAATCCATTTTCTGACATCCAATACGCAGCACCATCTACCTCAACAGCTGCATTCTGACCTATTAGTCCACAGTTAGTTCCTACTTGTGTAAAACCAAAAGTAAAAGGTGGACCAATAAAACGCATCGTAAATAATGCAGTGTCTGTCCAAACATAAATAGCATCTCTACCTCTAACGGCTCCTACGATTCTAGATCCGTCGGCTAGTCTTTGTGTACCGGCTGTATTGGTTGCTGTAGGCGTATAAGTACTGATATCCTCTTGGTCTGAGAATCTAATAAACATTTGATCTTGCGTAGATTGATCTCCTATTGTTGTTTCTGTTCCAAAAAATACTAAGTGTCTATCTGGAGTAGATACAATCATATCTCTTGATGCTGTGGGTGCACCTGAAATTATTGTGGCTCTATTGGAGGTAGCGTTTGCTGCGTTAGAGTCCCATTCAAATACTTGTCCATTATGTATAAGTGCAATAATCTTATCACCAAAGTTATCAATTGACCACATGCCTGGATCAATAACCAAGTCACCAGATGCAGCTTCTCCCCATGCCACATAATCAGAGGAATTAGTTACTGTGTCTGCATTAGAGTGCGTGGCCGCTGTAGTATTTCTAACTCCTCTTGTTACACCTGTTAATGTATTACCTGAAATACCTGTGTAAGAAATTTCTTCATTTCCTATTTGTACAAAGTTAGTACCAGATGTTGGAAACAATGAAGCGTCTGTTAATACAATTGTTGTTGTTGAAGCATTGATACCACCATTTAAACTTGTTGTAGCTTCACCTGATACTGTTCCACCCCACTGACCTAAACTCCAACCAAAACCTGGTAATTGTCCAGCAGGACCAACACTATAATAAGACTGAACTCTTATACCACCAGAAGTAGTAGCTCCAGAGCCACCATCAGTTGTTGGCATGGTAATGGTGATAGCTGTCGAAGACACTATGGAAGTAACCATAAATGTTTTATCATTAAAGTCAGACGCACCAAAATTAGAATTAGTGATTGTAGAAAAATTATCTAATAATATAATATCGTTTGCTTGAAGATTATGATCTGTTGAAAAAGTTATTGTAACCACTGCTGAATTATTTGTAGTTGAAAAAGCGTTAGATAAAGTTGTGGTTGCTCTAATGGGATGTATATCATAAAACACACCTCCTGAATAAGCGTACAAAATTCTGTTTGTTCCTATAATAGAGAATTTATTACCTGATTTATTAACAATGTGATGCATTGCTCTAGCAGCACCTGTAAGTTTATTTTCACCTAGTTGTTGCCAACCTCCTATTTTTTCAGGTGTATTGTATCTAAACCTAACATTATCTCCATCAACCCATTGACCTTCGGCTTGAGTTTCAGTTAATTGTTTATTAAATCCAGGTAAAAAATTTATTTTCTGTAACATAGAACTCCAGATTATATTAGATTGCGTTGATGTTCAACGT